TTAATGAAACGAAATGTTGTCCGTTGTGCAGTCAAACAGCTTTGCCATGCCTTTTTGGGTCAGCCAAATCGTATCATCCTTAATAAAAGCATCCACTGAAATATCTTCTTCTGCCGAGCGGTATATCAAAAACTGAAAGTTATTTTTCATTTTCTCTCCTTTCGCCGCGGCGCTTCATCTCTTGCAGTCCAGCTCTACGAGCTTCCTACGGCAAGAATATCACACACCCGGGCAAAGTCAAGTTCGCATTGCCGCGAGATGGGTCGGCAAGATGGCGCAGCCGTTACAGGCTTTTTGGGCCCCTCGCACTCCATTTTAGCTGCAAAAATGGAAAAAGCCCGGTGATTTCAATGAATCATCGAGCTTTTTCTTGGCGGAGTAGGAGGGATTTGAACCCTCGCGCCGTTGTTTAGACGACCTACGCCCTTAGCAGGGGAGAAAAATCAAGCACTTTCAAACGAACTGCCGCACAAAAAAGGAGTGCTCATGTAATGTTTTGGAAGTGCATTTTCTCGTCATCTGCCATCAATCCCCCATTTTATGCCCCGCCGCATTTCAGCAAATTCCGACCTTTTGCAACGCTTTTCAGCGCTTTTGGCACAATTCGACACTTTTCGTTTACACTCTTTCTTGGATATTCCACAAGTCGGAAAGGATGTGTTTAAAAGTGCCCATCACCGATTCGCCCACGCTCTCGTTGCGTGTTGCTCAAACGCTCCGGCCACTGGGCATCATCCGCAGTATGCGTTCTTACTCCATCATTGCCGACTGCCTGCGGCTTATCTGGGAACAAGAGGACCGGCTGGAAGCTGTCCAGAAAGAGGTCTATGAGCCGATTGCTGACAAGCAATGCAGTGACTGGACGGCCATTCAAAGCACCATCCGGCGTGCCGCGCAGACCGCATGGCACACCAACCCTTCCCGTGTGCAGGAGCTGGCTGGCTATCCGTTGGACGGCTGCCCCAGTGCTGTACAGTTCCTCGAAATGCTGTACAACGATCTTGCACGCGGCTGATCACTTCAACTTGTTCATCGCGTCCAGCTTTTCTTCCAGCGGGATGTGAGTGTAGCCCAGCGTGACCGCATAGTCCGTGTGGCCCAGCACTTCCTTTATAATTGCCGGGGCGACCTTCTCCACAGCCAGCAGCGTGGCCGTGGTGTGGCGCAGGCAATATGGCGTCATGTCTGGCTGCAGACCCACACGCTGGGCCATGTCGTGCCACTCGGCATAGAAGGTTTTCTCGTCCACCTCGCACAGGCGCTTGGTGCCGCTACGGTAGGCTTCCCGCACAAGGGGCATGATCTTGTCCGGGAAGATGATCTGCCGGGCCTTGCCGGCATCCGTTTTGATGCCGCCGGTGCAGTACTGTTCAGCCAGGTGGGTGTGCGCTTTCAGAATCGTGAGCATCTCACCGGTGCGCATTCCGGTGTAGGCCATGATGAGCCAGTACCGGCTAAACTCGTGGCCGGCATCGTAGTCCTGCCAGATCCGCTGCACCTCGTCCTCGGTCAGGGCGGTGCGTGTGCTGGCGCTGATCGGCGGCAGATCTAGCAGCTTGGAGTAATCCTTATCGGCATACTCGTACTTGAGGGCCAGCGTGTACATCTTGCCCAGCAGGGCCTTGATATCCCGCTTGGGGTAGTACCCGCCCTCGCGGGCGTCCACGATCGGCTGCAGGTGCGCATAACGCAGGTTCCGGATCTTGGCGTTCTTCAGCGGCTCCAGCGCCGCCCAGGCTGTGCGGTAGTGGCTGGCCTTGTCCTTGCTCAGCTTGGGCAATGTCTGCGCACAGATCATCTCCCACAGCTCCTGCAGGGTGGCATCCTGGGCAAATTCCTGCCCGTTCAGCACCAGCTCCCGCATCTCCGGCAGGGCCTGCACGGCATCCCGCTTGGTTTTGAAGCCGCTGCGGATCTTGTGGTAACGCACGCCATCCTTATAGATGTTGATTTCGGCACGCCACTTGCCAGCATTGCCGTACTGGTAGACACTCCCCTCCCCGTTCGACCGGGCACGAGGCTTCCGTGTGGTCACCAGCTTTGCGCCGCACCAGCAGCACCATGCTGCACCGTCCGGCAGCTCCTTGTGGCATTTCGGGCATTCAAACATTCTTTTCACCTCCAGAAGGGTACACTTTGACAAGCCTGCCCTTTTGGAGTACAATAACAGTTGGTTAGGTTGTCTTGTACCCTTGTGGGCAAGCCATTCTGCAAACGCTCTCGGTGTTGGTAGCACCGGGGGCGTTTTTGTTTTGTTCAACTACCGAGGATTCCTCGGCAACTCATAATAAAGCGACCCCGCCATGGTACGCATCATTGAGAGGCGTGGCGGGGTCTGTATCATGCATTTGCATTATATGCCACGCAATAAAGCAAGCGGAAGAACGGTTTTACTCCTTTTTCTCCTCTGCATCTTCTGCTTCAAACTGTGCCTTTAAAAGTTCTATCATGTTCACCATTGGCAACACAATTTTGCCATTGTTAAGAACCGCGGTGGAAATTGTTTCAATTTTCCCGCGCGCAATACTATACAATGCGGTAGACCCGTTAAGCCATAGTGTCGTGAAAAATTCCTCGTCTTTTGTTTCGACCGATGTTGAAAATTCACCGATCAGAACAATATGGTATCCACAGTTTGCATCTTTATTATCCGGGACGGAATAATTTCCATCAAAGGTCAACCGGACACGTCCGATTTTTTCTTTCTGATCTTCTGAAACGGCCGGATTGCTCACCGCCACTTTTACATTTGCATTTAAAACAGCATCTTCGCCGATATCCAATAAATTATTTGTGATGGTGCACTCTGTAATAAAACTATTTTTATATTGGATATTGGCCGAAAACTCATTTATGTTCATTATGCAGCCCCTCCATTTGTCACCTTTCCAAAGTCAAGCCGAATCACATTTGAAAACTCTGTATTTTCAGAAACAATCGTGTGTGCACTCTGCGGGCGAACCGAAACAGAATTTACCGGCACGGATACTTCCTCAAAGACCAGAGGACATTCTACAGAAAGATTCAATGCATTAGCGATCTGCACAAGAGTATCGATCGTATAGTTGCATTCTCCGCTTTCCCAGCGGGATACCATGCTTTGCTTTACACCCATTTTTTCGGCCAGTTCTTTTTGGGATAAATTCAGTTGTTTGCGCGCCTCTCTGATGGTCTTGCTGATTTCAACACGAATTGCAGTTTGAGCCAACTCAACTACAGACATGTTTTCAGCCAAGGATTCCACCAAATCGGCCAATGTTGCTTTGCAGGGCATTTTCATCTCTCCTTCAATAATTCTTCTAAACGCTGTCTTGCAATTGGAATATGTGCCGAATAACTGGTTTTCTTTTTCCCTGCCCGTTCGTGGAACGTAGACAGTAGATAAATATGCTCATTCTGATAAGCAAATATAATGCGAAAATTCGTAGTCGCAAACAGAAAGCGCATTGAACACAACGGGGCTTCACCACTAAGATGTTCCATCGGCGCACCTCTTCCGCCAATGGCCGCATCTCCATACATTTTCAGGTTTGAAAGATATTCTTCCAGCTTAGAAAGAAATTGCCCTTCCATTCCTGCATTTTTTAGAAGCACAACCAGTTCCTTCAAGGTGTCAGAATGTAATATCAGCATATCATCATATTCAGAAAACAACTGGATCAGTAATTTCAAGAATTGATCTTTGTTCAGAAAAATCACTTTCTCCTATTGCAGAGTATATCACTTAAAAGTGATACTTACAACATTTCAATAAAATTTCACGCATTCTTGAACATCATAAACCTTTTCACCCCACCCAGTGGGTCCAGCCCACGGCCTTGCCCTCGATCTGCACGTCGTTCAGTTCCGGGCCGGTGTAGACCATGGGCGCATAGGCGGCGTTTGCGGGCATCAGGGTCAGGGTGCCGTTCTGGTAGTACACCCGCTTGAGGGTGGCTTCCTCGCCGATGCGCACCGCGGCGATCTCGCCGTTCTCCACCTCGGGCTGGATGCGGATATACACCACGTCCCGGTCATGGATGCCGGCACCCTCCATGCTGTCGCCGTGGCAGGTGAGGGAGAAATCGCACCGGATGTTCTCCGGCACGTCCACGATTTTTTCAATGTTCTGCTGGGCCAGGATGGGCGTGCCGCAGGCGATCGAGCCCACCAGCGGGATCTTCTTCATCTTGGGCATCGGCTCAAACCCCTTCGGGATGGGACGGGGTGCGGGGGCGGGCTGGGAGCGCTCCGCTTCCATTGGTACATCATAGCCCATGAGCCATGCCGGATTCACGTCCAACGCCTCAGCAAAGACCTGCACACGGTTTTGCTTTGCCTCATAGCGTCCATTTATATAACAACTTATAGTGCCTTCTGCTACCTTCGTTTTCTTGGAGAGGTCTGCGGCCTTCATCCCTCGTGCCTCGAGAGCCTGTGATAGCCGACTTGCGAAATCGCTCTTTTTCATTTGAACGTACCTCCGTCATGTCTTATTCACAGTATAGCGCCATTTTATAGAAAACGCAAGATATTTTTCAAAAATCTTTAGAAAACGTATTGACTTTAGAAATCGCAAGTTGTATAGTATTGGCAAGGAGGTGATACAAATGGATTACTTAAATCTGCTTGGCCGCATCCGCGCCAGAGGTATGACGCAGAGCGATGTTGCGCAGAAAATCGGCATTTCTCCTACAACTTTAAACAAAAAGTTGCGTGGTCACACGGACTTCACTCAGACCGAAATCCGTGATTTATGCCGTGTCCTCGCAATCCCTGACGCAGAAATCCCCGCTTATTTTTTTGCCGCAAAACTTTAGTTTTCGCAAGTTCATTCCAAAGGAGGTGAAGAAGATGACCTTCGCAGAATTCAAAAAAGCCATCCCCAGCATCAAACGCAAGATGCAGGGATGGCCGTACAAAGCAATCATTATTGACGGGCCGCAGGGCCCTACCGGCAAGACCACTGCTGCAAAGCTCCTGCGGGAACAGGGCTTGACAGTCTATGAGGATTGGGAAGTCCTGCACGTCACTTTGGATGCTTTGCTGCCAGAATGGCAGGAGAGCGCTGAGAAACGTTAAATGTCCAGTTTACTGCTTCTCTGTTTTCAGTCCGATAACCGGCTTTCAGCATGGCTCCTTTGAATTCTCCATTTGTGAAGTACGAGTTTTCGCCGGGAGCAAGCTGAACCAGATGTTTCAGTGCACCGGAGCCACTTTTCGGATTGATGGACTGGATAGGATTTAGATTCTTCCGAATCCAGTCTAAAAGCAGCTCCTGTCGTTCTGCTGGCAATGCTTCAAACTCATAGGAATCGTCTGCCACAATTACACCTCCTTCCTGCTTTTCTCCATTTTACCGCAGGAGCGAGGTGCACACAAGGAGGTGAAGAAGATGGAGAACCACAAAAAGCCCAGCTGGAAAGAACGGCTTTCCAAGTGGACAACGGCAGAGTTGATGAGACTTGCACTTTTCTTCCAGTGCATCGCACTGGTTTTTCAAATTGCCGCACTCATCCTAACAATTGTAAGATTAGCGTTATGAGCGCAGCCAAAAAGGACGCACCGCCAAAAATCGCGGCCGCAAGGGAAACCTTATAGCTTTTGAGAGCGAGCTCTCTATTCTTCTTGTTTTCCTCGGCTTGCTCTTTTTGGTCAGCTTCCATCATCTCTAACATTTTGCGAATATCTTCCGCGGAACCAAGTTGGGCGTTTGCCAATTTTTCCTTGCGAGCAATCGAATTTTGTATCATTCGATTTTCTTGCTCTTGTTGTTCCGCAAACTGCCTCATGACATCATGAACCTGCCAGGCACTGTTAAGATTATCGTAAAGACCCATACAACACGCCTCCCTTCCTCTTAAGTATACCGCAGAAGGGAGCCACCCACAAGGAGGCCAAACCCACATGAACGACTTAACCACATTCTCAAAACCCGAGTTCGGGCAGGTGCGCACCGTGGAGATCAACGGCACGCCCTGGCTGGTCGGCAAGGACGTTGCCATTGCACTGGGGTACAAGAATCCCAGCAACGCCATTCTCAAGCACGTTGACGACGAGGACAAACGACTTGAGGTTCTGCCGCAAGGGGCAGATACCCAAAAAAGGGATGTGCCCTCTGCAAGCGCTGGGATCGTGAAACACGACACCCTCTCCGGTGCCACTAAGGCCGCCCTCATCAACGAGAGCGGCCTGTACAGCCTGATTTTGAGCAGCAAGATGCCCAAGGCCAAGGCCTTCAAGCACTGGGTCACCAGCGAGGTGCTGCCCGCCATCCACAAGACCGGCGCATACGAGAGCTTCCAGGCCAAGCAGCACATCGAGCAGCTGGAAGCCACCAGCACCCGGCTGAACGCCGCCATTCAGGCCGTGAGCGAAGCCAAGGCCGCCCTGGCCAACGTCACGGCCATGCGTGACGACTTCATCAAAGACCGGGACGATTTCAAGGAACACTTCCAAAAATGGAAGTCCCTGTACGGCGGTGCCTGCGACCGGCTGCGCAGAGCGGAGAACCTTGTGCAGCAGGCGCAGGGCGAGCTGAACAGCCGCATTGACCAGCTGAGCATCGTGGCCTTTGGCCTGCCGGGCTTTGACGAGATCATGCAGACGGCGATGGAGATCGCCCTGCCGGACAAGAAGGAGGAATGATCTATGGAAAAGACCCCGTTCCCCACCACGCTGGATGAGCTGGAGACCTACCCACAGCAGACGCTGACCGCCGAACAGGTGGCGCAGTTTCTGGGCTGCAGCGTGCAGTCCATCCGCAGCCAGGCACAGATCGACGCCGGAGCCTTGGGCTTCCCGGTGATCCTGTACGGCAGTACCATCCGCATCCCGCGGCTTGGCTTTATCTACTTCATGCGCTACGGCCGCACCAGCGTCCAGAAGCGCAGCTACAAGTAAGGAGGACATTATGACCACCACAATTATCCCCGCCCGTGAACGGGCGCAGGCCCCCATCGGCCTGCCGTACATTGCGCCGCTCATGGCGCACGCTTGGTTCCGGTGCGATATCACCGCAGGGTCTGGCATCTACAAGCTGGGCCGAGATGTGGCCGGGCTCAAGTCCGTACCCATCCAGATCTTTGCCAACGGTGAGTGGCACACCGTCGTGGGCTGGGACACCGATAAGTGCTACCCCTCGTGGAAGCGAGGGCTGAATTTGGAAGAGGAGGAAGAGGCATGAGAATCAAATCCACCGTTTTGCATGTGCTGGCCGTCGCCTGCATGGGCGTGGGCCTGCTGTACGGCATGGGCATTGAGGGCGGTGCCCAGCTGGGCCAGCCCGTCTCGGACGGCGAGTTTATCACCGCGCTGGTGCTGGTGCTGGCAGCTGTCTTTTTCATGTGCTTGGGCTTTGCGGCGCAGGACGCCGAGGAGCGGGCCAGTCGGAAAGTCCACAAGCAGGCCAGGAACACCGTTAAGAGCCGGAAGAAGGTGGGCTGATGCTGAAAAAGAAGCTCATCAACCTGCTGTACACTCTGGCGCTCTACGCAAAGGACAAGCTGCTGGACGCCGAAATTTGGGCGCTTAAGTGCACTGTCCGGACGCTTGAGGCACAGGGCAGAATCCTCGACCGTGTCCTTAAGCTCACAAAGGAGGCCGACGCATGACCGCCAAGGAGTACGTCGAGAGCCTGCACAGGCAATACAGACGGCTCGCCCAACGCAACCGGGATGCAGTGACGACGGCCCGCTGGCTGTCTGATCAGCACCAGTGCGAGGGCCGGGCCGAGGCCTATGACATTGTGGCCGAGGAGCTGGAAGGTGTGCTGCGGCTCATGGAGGACAAGCCCCATGCCTGACCTCGTCAACAATGCCTTTTGGTACACCGTGTGGGACGCCAAGACCGGCGACCTGCTGGCCAGCGGCACGGCTGCCATGTGTGCCCGGCGGCTGGGCTACGCCAGCGCCAACAGTTTTGCCGCTTCCGTCTGCCACTGGCTCAAGGACGGCAGGCAGCACGTCAAGTACATCTACCAGCGGGAGCTCATCCCGCGCAGCGAGGTGGACAGCCTGACGCCACCCCGGAGAAAGGAGCCCCATGAAACTCACTGACCGCAAGGCCCATGTGCTGGCCTATCTGGTGCAGGAACTGCCCCTCAAGTGGCAGGACAGGGACTGTGTGGCACATCTGGCCGGGGCAGCTGCCAAGCTCAGCACGGCAGCTGCATCCATTGAGAGCAACGCAGCCTACTGCATCAAGACGGAGGGCTGCCTGGACGTCAACGAGCTGGAACGCATTCCCTCCAACTATATCCGGGAGGCCGCCATGTCCTGCGGCACGGCTCTTGCCTATCTGGAGCTTACCGCAGCCATGCAGGGCTGGGAACCCCGCCAGATCCTGAAGCTGGCCGATTCCGGCTATGAGCTGGCCCACGGAGAAAACGGCTTTGAAAAGCCTGCCCGCGAGCACGGCATGGACGAAGTGGGCTACCACTATGCATCCGCCGACCAGCGTGCCGAATGGATCAGAGTACTCTCCCGGCCCAAAAAGGAAGAGCCCGCCGGTGGTAACGACACCGACGAGCCCAAAGGATGATGGATTTTCTACTCACCATCATCCTGATGATATCACATCAGAAAGGATTTTACAAATGAAAGGTATTTTGATCGAGCCGGGCAAGTCCCCGGAAGTCACCTCTCTGCCGGACACCCTGCAGGGCATCGAGGCCCGTCTGCAGTGCCCCTGTGAACAGAAGGTTTTGCCCCGCACGCCGGCAGTGCTGGTGTACGGCATCCTCGGCAAGGGGCTGAACCGCATCTACCGCGGGCAGAACATCTACGGCACCATCCTGTGCTACGGCTGGAAGAACAACAGCCTCGTGCCCATGAGCAAAGACCTGCAGGCCGAGATGCTCGACCGGCTCAAGGAAACGGAGGTGAAGGGATGAGCACCTATATCTGTAAGTGTGGGCAGAGAGTTCAGAAATCCAGCAGCGCTGACAATACCGGCAACAGTCTGAAAGGGTACGGCCCGGGCCATGAATGCTATGGCTGTCCCTACGCTATGCCGTTTGGCGGTAACGAGTGGAACGAGACTGCCAAACGTTTCGTGCAGGATATTAAGGGCTACGAGTGCCGGATGAGTAGAACGCTCTCATATGGCTCCCTCTTCATCGGCTCGACCAAAGACAAATGCACCTGCTCTGTGTTCAGCCTGGATTTCGACTTTCTGGAACAGATCAGTGCATGGGTCAAAGATACTTTCCCTCAAGGCGAACTCACGGGTGGCTTTTCTCGAGACGAGATTCGCCCCACTGATTACTCCCACAATGGCCGCTACTGCTGTACATTCGTCTGCGCTGCCAACAAAAAGGGCATTTCTGCCAAAGCGGCTCTATTGGCTCGGTTTTTCAATCCGGATGGAAGCCGCAAGGGCATGACACCGCAGCAGGAAATGGAAAAGATTCTTACTGACATCAAAAAAGCAAAGGAGATTCTCTCATGTGCACCTGTCCAGAATGCGGATGCTGCTGTGACTACGGCAGAGACTGCTGCCCCGAATGCCGCAACGGAAACGTTGACCACCTCGGAGAGCGAGGAGGATGCAAGCGCATTGACCCCCGTGACATCCCTGCAGAACTGCGAATCGGCCCCTGCCGCATCGGCGGACGGTTCTTCTGTATCGACAGCTGGTGCCATGCAGGACAAGCCCCTGACTTTCATTCGGGAGGACAAGTGCCCGGGGTTTGATTATTCCGGCCTGCCTGAGCAGACCGTGGCGACCCTGCATCTTGCAGAAAACGGATATCTTCACGGCAAGAAACTGGCCGAAAAGGGTCTTGTTTACATGGGTGACAACATCGCACTGGCACACGATGCGCTGTGCGGAGTTGTCGCACAATGCGACAACTCTGGTGATGGAGCTTGTCGCAATTTGCGACGAGCTCACAACAACCAGCACAGTGATGACACGTTCCGGGCGTGGTGCGTGTCCATCGGCATCACCAAAGATACCGCTTACCGGCTGTTACAGGTGGCCGCCCTGATGGACCACAGCAGCCCCCGCCAGCAGAAGGTGCTGAAAGAGTTATCTCCGTCTCTGCTGTATGCCGTGGCGAAGCCCAACGCCCCCGCAGAGCTGGTGACACAGGTCAAGAGCGGTGATATCACAACGCACAAGCAGTATCAGGAAGCCCTTGCCCAGATCAAGGCCGAGAAAGAGCGGGCCGATGCTGCCGAGAAGTCCGCTCAGAACGCCCGCAAGGAAAATGCCTATTTCAAGGAGCTGGTGAAAAGCGCCGAAGCCCAGACCTCTAAGGACGCGGAAAGGCGGGAAGAAGCAGAAAGCCGCTACGAATCCGCTCTTGCCGACATCAGCGGCCTGAAAGAGCAGAACGCCCAGCTGAAAGAGCGCGCCGACTCTGCCGAAGCCCGGGAAGAAGAAGCATGGAAGATGCAAAGCAAGGCCGAGGCCCGCGCCAAAGATGCCGAGAACGCCCTGAAAAAGCAGCCCATCACCGGAGTTGTGGACAAGGACGAAGTGAAGCGGCAGGCGGAGGCTCTGTCCCGCAACGCCGTGCAGGAAGCCCGGCGGCAGGCCGCCGAAGCGCAGGCCCGGCTGCGGCAGTATCAGGAGGACGCCGAAGGGCTGCTTGCCCCGGCACAGGCCTGTGCCGAGCAGGCGCAGTTCATTGCGGACAGCGTGCGGGCCATGTACCTGAAATGGTTTGGCAATGCCGTGGCTGCCGGCGCTCCGCTGGCCCAGATGGGCACCCCTTTGTATGCCGTCTGCGGGGAAATCATGTCCTCGCTGGAAGAAGAAAACACCATCAACCCCACTGCCGCCGGCAGTGAAGAGGACGCGGAACGGGAGGCGTTGTTTGAATGAAATTCGATTACAAAGCATTGATCCGGCTCATGAAAAAGAGCTACAAGGGCGGCGGCATCAAGATCATCCGCACCGAGCGGGAGCTCCGGGACTGCTTTTTCCTGTCCGGTGCCGGCTGGGCCCTGCTGATCCCCAAGGAAAAGTGCCCCGGCGAGGTCACCGGCCAGATCGTCACCTGGCTGGCCGACCTGCCCCGCATCGGGTATGCCGCCTGGGTGGTGAAGGGCTTTGACCCCAAGCCCCTGGAACCCGCAGAGCGGGACCTTGCAATCGCAGACTGCACAGCCCTGACCTACAATCTGGGCATGAAGCCCCTGCCCCTGCGCACCGAGACCGAGTTTCTGGTGCAGCTGGGCAATTTTGAGACTGCCGCCTTTGATCTGGACGCCTTTGCCGTGGTGGACGGCGGGGCAAACCTGGGTGCCTTTGACCCCGGCGTGATTTTAGCACGCTGGACAGACGAGGACACCGAGGCATGGTTCTGGATCTGGAACGATATCACCAACGTGCCCGAGATCGCCCGCACGGCGGCATCCGCCTGCCGCGTCTGGCACACGGAAAAGGAGAATTGACATGGTAGAAGTAACTGTCGCCACCCGAGAAAAATCCAAGCTCCGCATTGCGCTGGCCGGCGTGTCCGGCGGCGGCAAAACGCTGGGCGCCCTGCTGCTGGCCTCCGGCATGACCGGCGGGGATTTCAAGAAGATCTGCCTCATTGATACTGAGCACAAGCGCGGCCAGCTGTACGCCAACCGTTCGGATCTGGGCATCGGGGCCTTTTATTACATCGAGCTCACTCCGCCGTACTCCCCGGCCCACTACAAGGAGGCTGTGGACGCCGCCGTACGCACCGTCGGGCCGGAGGGCGTGGTCATCGTGGACAGCCTGTCCCATGCCTGGAACAGCTCCGGCGGTGTGCTGGAGATCAAGGCCGGCATTGCCGCCCAGCCCAACAAGAACAGCTATACCGCCTGGGACGAGGCCGGCCGCATCCAGAACGATTTCATCAACTACCTGCTGTCGGTCAACTGCCACACCATCTGCACCCTGCGGGTCAAGCAGGATTATGTGCTCACCGAGAACGACCGCGGCAAGCAGGTGCCGGTGAAGGTGGGCATGGCCCCCGTGCAGCGGGACGATGTGGAGTATGAGTTCGACCTGATGCTGAACATCGGCCGTGACCACATTGCCACCGCCAGCAAGGACGTGACCTTTCTGGACGGCCTGAACACGGTCATCACGCCGGAGCTGGGCAAGCAGCTGGCCGACTGGGCCAACGAGGGCAAAGAGCCGGTGCGCTGCGAAGCCTGCGGGCATCTGGTGTCCGCCACCGGCAAAATGACCCTTGCCCAGCTGGCAGAGTTCACCCGCAAGACCTACGGCAAGTGCCTGTGTGCCGCCTGCGCCAAAAAGGCCGAGCTGGCTCGCCGTGCCGCCGAGAAGGACAAGGAGGCCGCCTATGAAGCCCAGTGACGCCCGTGTCCGGCAGAAAAAGGACCAGCTGCAGCAGGCCCGCAACGCCCGGGGCAAAAGCTGGCAGGACGATCTGCTGGCGGTGCTGGGCGGCATCCCGCAGGCATGGGCAAGGCTCTGGCCCGCCGACTGGGGCGGCCAGCCCTATGACATCGAGGCCACCATCGACGGCCGCAGCTGGGGCATTGAGTGCAAGCACATTGCCAAAGGGAACCTGCCCTTTTCGGCCTTCCGCCCCAACGAGGTGGAGAACCTCTCCCGCAAGGAGGACGCCGGCGGCGTTGCCGTGGTGGCCGTGCGGCGGGACGCCCCTGCCGTGGACTGCTTCTTCCCGTGGTACTACATCCGGGACGCCATCGAGAGCGGCGAACGCGGCAGTGTGAAGCTGGAGGGCCTGCCCACAGACCTGCTGAACGTGCTGGAGGTGGTGCACCCGTGATCTACACCCTAGATGGAGAGCTGCACCTCTCCGATGTGCCCACCCCGCTGCTGCACCAGCTGATCCGGGAGCTGACCGTGCCGAACCCCCGCTACGAGAACGCCCTGCGGCTGGGCCGCCCGGCCTGGAACATTCCCAGGACCATCATGCTGTACGAGATCAAGGGCAACGCCCTCACGCTGCCCCGGGGCATGGCCGAGGAAGTCTGGCGGCAGCGCCCGGCAGGCACCGTGTCCAAAGACAGGACCCTGCGGGGCGAGCCCTGCGCCTTTGAAAAGGCCGGCTTTACCCTGCGGGACTACCAGAAGCAGGCCGTGGACGCCGCCCTTGCCTGCAAATGGTGTCAGGGCGTGCTGGTGGCCCCCTGCGGGGCCGGCAAGACCGAGATCGGCATGGCGCTCATCGCCCGGCTGGGGCGGCCAGCCCTCTGGATCACCCACACGCTGGATCTGGCCCAGCAGGCTAAGGAGCGTGCCCAGCTGCGCCTTGGTCTGGACGACCGGGAAGTGGCCGTGATCTCCGGCAAGAGCAAGCGCCTGGGCACCAAACTCACCATTGCCACCGTGCAGAGTTTGTACCGTATGGAGCTGGACGAGCTGTCCCGCACCGTGGGCGTGGTGATCGTGGACGAGTGCCACCATGTGGTCAACAACCCGGAATCCGCCAGCATGTTTGCCGCGGTGCTGCGGTGCCTGCCCGCCCGGTGGCGGTTCGGCCTGACTGCCAGCGACCAGCGCAGTGACGGCCTGAGTGAGACCATCTTTCAGGTGCTGGGCCCAAGGGTGGCGGTCATCGACCCCGGCCAGCTGGAACAGATCACCATCACGCCCCGGGTGGAGACCGTGCCCACCGCCTTCGTGTACACGCCCCGGGCCAACGAGAGCCCCATCGACTATGTGCGCCTGATGCACCACATGGCAGCGGACGAGGCCCGGATGCACACGGTGGAAACGGTGCTGGACCGTGCCGTCACCGAGGGCACCAGCTGGCTGGTGCTGGCCGCCTCGCTGGCCGTGCTGGAACGGCTGCACCGGTACGCGCTGGACCTGGGCCTTGCGGCAGAGTTCGTCTGCGGCAGCACCAAAAAGGCTGACCGCCAGCAGGCCCTTGCCCGCATGAAGAACGGGCAGGCGCGCATCCTGTTTGCCACCTACCAGCTGGCCAAGGAAGGACTGGACATCCCCCGGCTGGACCGGCTGGTGCTGGCAACGCCCACCCGCAACAAGGTGATCGTGCAGCAGAGCATTGGCCGCATCCAGCGCCCGGCCCCCGGCAAGACCGAGGCGCTGGTGCTGGACATCGTGGACGAAAAGACGCCCCAGCTCCTGACGCAGTACAAGCAGCGCCGGAGCCTTTATAAAAAGATGAACATCACAGAAAAGGAGTAACTACTATGAGCGAACTGAACTATGCAAGCACCCTTGCCGCACTGGATGACGAATTTGCCTCGGCCAGTGCCAGCACCGGCTCCGGCAGCGTGCCGGTGGGCCGTTACAACGCCATGATCAAGGAGGCCAAGATCGTGGCCCGCACGGGCGGCGGTCTGGCCCTGAGCGTGTCTTTTGTTGTGACCGAGGGCGAGTACAAGGGCCGCTACGCCTTTACCAGCTACGGCCTGCACAAGAACGGCCTGCCTTATTTCAAGGGCTTTTTGCAGACCATCCAGCTGCCCCTCGAACGCCTGAGCGAACTGGAGCAGATCCTGCCGCAGTTCACGGGCCGCCGCTGCGCCATCAATGTGCAGACCGACAAACAGAACCCCCAGTACACCCGCACCTATGTAGACAAATATCTGGGCATGGGCGACATCCACGAGGTGCTGGGCGCATCCGCTCCGGCAGCCGACGCGGACGGCTTTACCCCCGCCGACGATGACGGCGACATGCCCTTTTAACCGGAGGTGCTCATGCTCGAACAGTTCCCGCAACCCTTGAAAGAGGCGCGCCGCTGGGTCTGTTTCGATGCTGCCAAAACTCCCATCAACCCCGCCACCGGCAAGAACGCCATGCCCAACGAGCCCTCCACCTGGGGCACGCTGGCAGCGGCACAGGCCGCGGTCACCCGCTATGGCCTGCGCGGTGTCGGGGTGCTTTTGGGAGATGGGCTGTGCGGCATCGACATTGACCACTGCCGGGATCCGGCCACCGGGGCCCTCTCCGATATGGCGGTGCAGATCATTGCCCGGATGGACAGCTACACCGAGGCCAGCCCCAGCGGCACCGGCGTGCATATCCTGTTCACCGGCACAAAACCCGCCGGCCCCTGCCGCAAGAGCAGCATCGGGCTGGAAATGTACGACGGCGGCCGGTATTTCACCGTGACCGGCAACGTGCTGGAAGCAAAGGCCATTGCCGAGCGCACCGAGGCCTGCGCCGCCGTCCATGCGCAGTATCTGGCCAAGCCCGAACCCGCCGGCACGCCCGCCCCGGCTGTGGTGTGGCAGGCCGTGGACCGCTCCGACGAGGAGATCCTGCACACTGCCTGCAGCGCCAAAGACGGGGAGCGCTTTGCGGCCCTGTATGCCGGCAGCTGGCAGGCCTACTACGCCAGCCACAGCGAGGCGGATCTGAGCTTCTGCAACCTGCTGGCCTTCTGGTTCGCCGCTGACAAGGCCCGCATGGACCGGGTGTTCCGTGCCTCCGGCCTCATGCGCCCCAAGTGGGACCAGCGCCGGGGTGCCAAGACCTACGGCGACGCTACCCTGGACCGTGCCGTGGCCGACTGTCAGGAGGTGTACACCCCGCCCCCGCAGACAGCAGACGGCGGCCCGGCCTTTGCGGATCAGGACGAAGCCCTGCGGACCCTCAATGCCAAATACACCGGTGTCGGCAGGGAGCAGGCCCCGGCCAGCGCGCCGGCCCCCGGCGTCAAGAGCTACTCCATGGACGACACCGGCAACGCCCGCCGCTTCCGTGACCGGTACGCCGACCGCCTGCGCTACAACCCCACCGACAAGTGCTGGCTGGTGTGGGACGGCACCCGCTGGCAGCGGGACGACCTGGCCACCGTCAAGCGCTTTGCAGACGAGATGCTGGATCAGATGGACAAGGCCTGCTTTGGCATCCGTGATACCGACAACGCCGCCGCCCAGCGCAGACACGTCCAGAAAAGCCGCTCCAGCCGGGGCAAGGAGGCCTTTCTCAAGGAGGCCCAGCACCTGCCCGGCATCCCCATGCTGCCGGAGCAGTTCGACCGGAACCGGGGCCTGCTGAACGTGCAAAACGGCATCCTGGATCTGGCCCGCCGCAAGCTGCTGCCCCATGACCGGGAAAAGTATATCACCCGTCTGGCGCAGGTCATCTATGACCCGGACGCCGCAGCGCCCACATGGCGGGCGTTTCTGGATTCCGTCACCGGCGAGGACAGAGCTCTGGCCGAATACCTGCAGGTGATGACCGGCTACTGCCTGTCCGGCTCCACCCGGGAGCAGTGCATGTTCTTTCTCTACGGCGACGGCTCCAACGGCAAATCCACATTCCTGGAGGCGCTGGCCAAGCTGTTCGGCGATTACGGCATGAACGCCCAGGCCGAGACCATCACCAGCGCCCGCAGCCGCTCCTCCGGTGCCGCCCGCAGCGACGTGGCCCGCCTGAAAGGGGCCCGCCTTGTCACCATCGAGGAGGGAGATCAGGGTGCCATGCTGGACGAAGGTCTGGTCAAGCAGATGACCGGCGGCAACACCATCACGGCCCGTTTCCAGTACGGCAAGGAATTTGAGTTCCGGCCCGAGTTCAAACTGGTCATGGCAACCAACCATCTGCCCCGCATCCATGGCACCGACGTGGGCATCTGGCGGCGCATCCGGCTCATCCCGTTCACCCAGTGCATCCCGCCGGACAAACAGGACATGCTGCTGCCCCAGAAGCTGGAAGCGGAGCTCTCCGGCATCCTCAACTGGGCGCTGGACGGCCTGCAGAAATGGCTCTCTCTGAGCAAGGGCGGCAAAAAGCACGGTCTGCCCGCCTGTGCTGCTGTGGATAAGGCCGTGGACGCCTACAAGCAGGATCAGGACCGCATTGCCGCCTTTCTGGCCGACTGCACCGAGCCCGCCGAGGGCCAGACCGTGCAGGCCAGCGTGCTGTTCCGCACCTACCTCAACTGGTGCAGCGACAACAACGAGAAGTGGCGCATGGCCAACAAGCAATTCGGCATCGAGGTCAAAAAGCACTACGAGGTGCGCAAGGGCATGTACTACAACGAGTATGTGGGCATGGCCCTGTCTGAGGAGGGCCTGCGCTGCATGGCGCTGAACCGCGGTGCAGAGCTGCCCGCCCGCAGCACCCAGGGCCCGCCGCTGTACGAACAGACCCGCCTGAAGAACTGAGTATGGAGGGAATGGAAGCAAAGGAGCCTTTCCGTGGACTTTCCTATATATTCTATTTTTTTGTTTCCCTACTAGGGAGTTTTCGGAAATAGGTTCCTACCCTCCATACCCTCCATAGAAAGGAGAAAACGAGTTTGACCTACGAAGAGAAAAAGGCCTGGCTGTGGCGGTACCGGTCAGCGAAGCGGTTCGAGCTGCTGCGGCTGGATGAGCTGGCTACGCTGGAAGCCGAGGCCTGCCACACCACACAGCGCTACTCCCCGACACCGGGCGGAGGTGGTGACGGCCAGACGCTGCCCCGCAGCGTGGAGCGCATCGACGAAGCCCGCCGGGCCGCTGAGGCGCAGTCTGCCGTGTGCGACGCCATCCGGGCCGAGATCATGGAGGTGTTCCGCCAGCTGGACGATGAGGTGGATTTCATGATCCTGTTCCGGCGGTATATCCTGCTGGAGGACTGGGACAAGATCGCCGTTTACGTCCGGTTGTCCCGCAGCCAGATGTTCCAGCATCACAGCGCCGCCGTCCGTCAGCTGGACATCAAAAGTCCGGAGCAAACCGGAGCAGACCGGACTTGATAATACGGTCAACCCCTGCTAAAATTTAAACTGCCGAAGCCCGCAGGAAAGGTCCCTTACTCCCTTCAATCCTGCGGGCTTTGTGCTGCCCGGCTGACACAGAGGATCACCCATCAACTACCAACAGCCTGAATGTACCAGCCGGGCATCCTTTGCATATTTCTGGCCGTCCTCCGGGGCGGCTTTTTTGTACCTACCCCCGGTCTATACCCCGGGGTCATTTTGTACCCTGCCCCCTCCGCAAAGCACCCCGGCCCTGCAAAAGGCCCCGGAGTGTTTGCTGGGGCACAAGATCTGCCTGCCATGTGCAGGCTTTTTGTCTGTCAGGAGGTGAACCGCATGGGCAACCCGCGCTATGCCAACGGCCAGCTGCGG